ATGGCAGCCAGACACGCTGACGACCTTTTGCGTAGTTGGATACATCGGACTGCAGATGCGGAAGAACGTTCTTCTCCAGTAGGGCAGTGATTTCTGCAATCTCTTCTGGTGTCAGCTTCTCCAGCTTGATCAGTGCCGATGTTGGGATGGTTGGTGTTGGATTTGTGTCCATGGTTCCCTCCTCAGGGTTGTTGGCCAAGCGGACTAAAATGTCCCCATGGCATGCTTGAGGTGCGCAATAACACACCAGATCTTTGCCCTTAAGCTCATGCAGTTGTGCAAGAAGCTCAGGCTTTCCAAGGATGTACTCCTCATACTTGGCGATGACGTCACTACGTGAGCCGTCCTTGTCAATAACAAATGGGTTACCCCACTTGCTGCCTCGACCAATGTATACTGCGTCAACAGGTGCAGTTTTCTTGTGTTTGTTGTGGACCTTGGGCTTGTTCACAGTTTCCTCCTGTGTATTTTGTAGGGACTTGATAGTGCCCGATTTTCCTTCTTGACGAAGCCGTTCTGCAAGTTCAATCTTACTAGGGGCTTGTATCTCAGTCCATTCATTGGACCCGGTAAATTTGACAATAAATGTCTTCATGTCATTCTCCTCTTGGTTGTGGTTGTTATTCATGTTGTTCTCCTTCTTGTGATTCATTTTCATTTCCCTTTCTTTTGTATCTTCTTTAAGCATGACGGGTCAACAATCCATAAGTGGTTATACTTAGGGTGATTGCAGTTTGGTACGCCACCAATGAATCTAATATTCTTTGACTTGACATAATAAATGTCGTTGCGCCAAACGAAAGCAAGATAATGATGATCATACTCTTCTTGCATATATTTGTTGCTAAACCGTTTCTTAAATTTATAGCTAAGATATATAAATGGACAATCATCATTTATGGTCTTAACTTCTATATGACGAGGCTTGTTGTCCTGCCAAGTTGCTATGACGTCATAGTTAATAGTTGAACTGTTATACTTCGGACGAAGAGTTTTACCTGGTCTTTTAACAATTTTCCATTTGTTACGCTGAAGAGCTTTAACAACTAACTGTTCTCCGTGTCGACCAAGTTCGCGAGCTTTTGTATTTACGTCATACTTGAGCTTGTAATTTTCGTGACTTCTTGCATTTATTTTAGCTACCGCCCGCAGATACCAATCTAGGTCTTGAGCATCAAATGCACTTTGTTCATTGAGAGCCAATGAATATACCTCATCATAAGTTAGATAACTTGTACAAACCGTTCTGAGATAGAACCTGTAATAAGCTATCATTTGTTCTAGACTAGCTTTGTTAAGGTTGTAACTAAGCAGCTGTTGATTAGTGTGCATGAGAATCATTGCAAGAGAATGAGAATCCTCAAGACTTGTGTTCTTGAAGCGAACTGTTTCACCTTCATCAGCTGGTGTTGTAACCTCAGTCTTGTAGAGAGATCCAGCCTTTGATAACTTAATGCCACGAACCTTTGCCCCTCGACTTGTAATAAGACCAGTCTTTCCACTTGGCGTTACATACAGCCTTTGGTCAATATCTTGAATTGAGTATGTGTTATTGTCATTCTTGAAGACAACAAAGCTTCTTATCTGCGGCTTTGTCATGGCAACGTTGTTTCTTCCCTTGACAACATTCAATGCATCAAGATTGAAATTAATTCCACCAAGACGGATAATTGCGTAGAAACAGTCATTCTTAGCAATCTTTAGTTCGTCTTCCCGAGCGTCAGTCACTTTGTGTTTGAGATCAGGGTAGAACTTCTTGAACTCATCCAAGATTTTAACCTTTTGCTTGTAAATGTCGTAACCAACAGCAACCTGGGAAATGCCTTCAGTAAATGCACTTCTCCAACCTTGCGATCGAGCAAGATCTCTGTACAGCTCTGCTTCTTCCGATGTGGTAACAATATAGAAGGGTATTGTTGCAAGCGTTTGCAAACCGTTCTTTCCTGATCGGAATTGTTCAGCTGTAGGATCGTACATAGATCCATCAATAGGGTCAATGCACCAGTTGTGTTCAGTGCGGCCCTTCCAAAGACCACTTTGAATCTTCAACTTGATTCCAACACGTCGTGCACGCTTGCGAAGTTCAGTAGCTCCGTAATTACACTGGTCTTGCAGTTTCTTGCGATTACGAAGAATGTCAGTTGTCACTTCATCGCAAATTGCAATAATTGCCTCTTGCCGTTGTTGGTTATTCATTTGTTTCTCCTTATTGTTGTTTTTCATTATTTACCTCCTTCAAGACCGTCAAACAGTGTCGGTTGCTTAGCCAAATAGGCCTTGACCTTTTCTGCCTTCTTTTTGTTGTCTTGAATCGCAAGGTGCTTTTCTATGACAGGATGATCTACCTTTGCAATACCGTTACTTAGAGCGGCAGCTGGATAGATCCTGACATAGCAGGGCCGGCAATAGGCCCAACCCTTGGACCACCTAATTGGTTCAGGATGTTCGTCCTGACAATTTGGGTTTGTACAGAAACGTGCAAACATCTTACTCATTGTTATTCTCCTTCCTTGAATGGAATGGTGATCTTTTCACCAACTTGCGTGTCACTGCCGTATTTGTTAGTTACGTGATGCAACAGTGGCTCATAGCCAATGCAGTTGCCGTTCTGCACTTGTTCTGAAACAATTTCTGACTTGGTGTCACCCGACACTGCAGTGATTTCCACTTGCTGCTTGCAGGCGAAGTCCTCGTTGAGGAAATCTCCGATGAATGAAACAGTCTTGATGACTGTTATAACTGCAAGAACTGCAACAACGACTGCTGCAATCCTTCTATTTCTGTAAACAGTACGCATAGTGCGCCCTTTCTTTTTGTTGGTTGATGTTGACATGGGTGTTTCTCCTTTGTTCAGGGACCGTAGTCCTACCCATAAAAAAAGAGCTCCCCCAGAGCCGAAGCCCTGAGGGAGACACTTTCTTTTGTTATTTAACGATTATTAGCGGAACGGATCCCAGCTATTATCGTCTTCTTCAATGTCCTCTTCTTCGGACATAATCCAGTTGTATCCAGCCTTAGCAGCAAAGAACATGCCAACAATAATAAAGAAGAGTACACCCTTCCAATTAAGCATGCTCAATGCAAAACCAATAACGCTGAATACAGCACTGATGCCACCAAATAGAATGGTGAATGCAATACTTACAGCTGGAGTAAACACTCCAACTGCAAGAATCAAGCTGATCTGAATGTTCCGTGGCAATCCACGAAAGTAGTTAACTAAAGTTTCCAATGGAATCTCCTATGTGACACACTGTTAAGGCTCATGTGTTTCCTAATACAAGTTGTTTTACATGCCAGTATCATTCGCATGGTTTTTGTTATCACGTGAATATACTATTCACAGCTTATTTATTGTCCCCAATAACCAGGACATTAACTCCATTACAGAGTAGCTTCCTATCGTGGATTCGAACCACGCTAAACACCCAGTGTGAATAGGAAGAATCGTTTGCTATTGCTGAACGTTAATCACTGGACGTGATGGAGCAGCATTAGGCAAAAGATCAGGGCGGTTATCAGCAGCCCATTTGGTGACAAGTGCTTTCTTAATATGCACAAGGGTGTCAGGGTGGATACCCTTTGATACACAGTATGCAGGAAGCTTGACTTCAACATAACCATCACGGTCAAAGTGACGGATAGAATAGCCATTCATGTCATAGCCATTAGCTACAAGGAATTGGATGAGTATGCGTTCAAACATATCGTTCTGTTGCATAATACGGCCAAGGCCTGACACAGCACCACTGATGCCATCGAAAACATTCTTGATGTCTTCTGCTGGATTGGACATTATAATCCCCTTTCAGGATTGGATAGACCCCCATACCCGGGTGGGCATGTTAAAAAGTCTTAGGACACATGTATATCCACTATTACCACCCTAAAAATTTTCCCCTATTTCTACCCTTATGAATTTTTATATATCCTTATATACCTCTGTACACGTTCAAAAAAAATCCAAGAAAAATACCAAATGGGGTTGCAAACAGGTTGGGGGCCTGATAGGTTTTCTCACAAGTCGGAAATCGCCGGCGATAATCACCAAAAGGAAAGATACCAAATGGACTACATGTGCTGTGAAAAGTGTGGATCAGAGTTCGTCCTCAAAGAATCCTACTCTTCATCTGTAAGATGCCCTGACTGTGCTAACTGGGTAGACCTAGAGCCAGTATCAGCTTACTCATCAACCTACTACGACAAAGGATACTCAGACGAGTACATCGACTTTGATATGGATAACTATGGATACAATGACTGAAAAGATACAGACAATGCCTAACAAAACACAAAGAACACTACTAGTAGGATCAGAGAAGTTATTTCAAGCTAATAACATTCTCAATCAATTCTCAAAAGAACATGACATTTATCTTTACTCCTACAATGAGAACATATCCCTAAAGGCAAACGCTAAGGCTCTATACAGAGAGATCTTACCGTTACTGAGAGAAAACTACGAACAAGTCGTATTCATGGGATATGGCTCAGACTGTAATCTCCTGTATGGACTCTATGATGACAAGGGCTTAAAGTTTGACGCCGGCGTTTTCGTCAATTATCAACACTGTGATGATTCGGTCCCTTCACATATACATGAGCATCTAGAGTTAGACAAGGCTAAGATTTATAGCTTTGTGACAAAAGGGAATAAAAAAAGACCAGTGGAATATCTCACTGATCATCAATACGTAAAAAGTTTGTTTGGCACTATTAGGTCTAAAAGACTCTCTCAGGAGATCTTTGGATGTGTAGTGTATGGAGCATACAATAAAGATTGTTTAACAGGCGAACCTACGCTGTTTTTGAACTAAGTATTAGCCTCGGCTTGGACCTATATACAGTTGATGTATTTCGTCTGGGCCGAGGTCTTTTACTATGTCCTCTACATCTTTTTTGATGATCTTAGACATCTCTAGAACAAGTTCCCACTCTTCCATGGAAAAGACAGAGAACACTATTTCTCCTCTTTCCGAGACATGACCTGTGATCATCTTTTCATTGACGTCCATACCATCAGGCAATAAAAAGTCCATGAATTCCTGGCGAGACACTTCATTCTCAAAGAAGTCCATAAACTGGTCAAAGAAGTCCATTTAGTTCCTATCTATAGTCTGAATTATAGTTCAGTAAATAGCTATATCTTTATAGTAACTATCAGAAGTTAAAAAAATTCCAAAAAAATTTGTCGGCGGAAAGGTGGGGCTATTTAGATATTGTTTTAAATAACTCGTAGTAAGAAACATAATTATCTATCTGTGATGGTTTCTGTTTCTTCTCTGTTTTCTTTTTATCTTCAGACTTAATTATTCTATAATGTCTAACTGTCTTCTTCATCGATCTCCACCCAATAGTCTCCGCAGTCACGACATCTTATGTCATAACGCTGTTTGTCGTCTTCGTAATCTTCTTTAGGTAAAGCATTGAGAATAAATCTGGGAGGGTACTTGCAATCAGGACACGATGTCGGTTGAAAGACCATTTTTGATCTGCTCCTCAATCTCTTTCACTAGATCTGGATCTTGTCTTATCTTTTCGATAGCGTTGTCTCTACCTTGAGAGAAAGACTCTCCTTGATAGTAAACCCATGCACCTCGTTGTGCAAAGATTCCTTTCTGCATACCTACGTCGAGTAGACATCCAAAGTTATCCACACCCTTACCGTAGTAGATGTCAAACTCAGTAACTTTGAGAGGCGGTGCCATCTTGTTTTTGATAATCTTGGCTTTTACCTTAATGCCAATAGATTCACCGGCTTTGTCCTTAAGGTCTTCCTTCTTGCGAACATCAATACGAACAGATGCTGCATAAGGTAATGCTCGGCCGCCAGGAGTTGTCTCTGGATTACCGAACATAATGCCAATCTTCATACGAATCTGATTGATAAAGATAACAAGTGTTTTATGCTCGTTAGCAAGACCTACGATCTTACGAAGCCCCTTTGCCATCATGCGAGCTTGTAAGCCCATCTGATTAGCTTCCATGTCGCCTTCTAGTTCTGCTTTTGGTACAAGTGCTGCAACTGAGTCAATTACAACAACACCAATCTCGCCAGTGCGAATCAACTTGTCTGCGATCTCAAGTGCTTGCTCGCCGTAGTCTGGTTGAGCAAGAAGTAGTTCGTTCAGCATCAATGTATGCACACTTCAATCCCATCTCTTGGGCTTGTGCAACAACTGATAAAGATATTGTTGACTTACCAGAAGACTCTGGTCCGTAGATTTCTACTACTCTACCTAAAGGTAGACCACCATTGCCAAGGATCATATCTAATGATAGTGCTCCAGTTGGGACTGATGGCCAAGATTGAACATCTGATGTTCCTAAACGCATTACTGCGCCTGCTCCAAACTGTCTTTCGAGTTGAGCAATTGCTAATTCTAGTGATTTGTCATCTGCCATGATTCTATTTTACCATATCCGTGGTGTGAAGATTGTAGTTAATCTGCTTTATTTCATTGACCACTTTTACTCTTAGCTCTTTAAGAAGTTTCTTTGACTGCCAATCATTGCCGAGCGCAGCAACATCTATTTTTTCCAGCAAAGTGTAAAGGTCTTTTAGTCTAAGTGAAGTGCTTACCATATAACTCTTTTCGTTTAATAAATGATATACTTGTCATGTAAATAATTCGTAGTATACAAGGTTTGGAGTTTAAATGAAACGAATTCCCAATAGCAATATTGATGTAAAGCTGGAGTTCCAGCGAGCAATGATTCTTCTTTATAAAAGAATAGATACAGTTGATGACCTTTTAAGATACTGGCACTTTTCCGGTCCGTGCACTTATCCACATCCTTCGATAGAAGATATTTCCTAAAATACTTGACAAGATTTGCACTGTGTGAGTATACTCCTATATAAGAGAACTGAAGTAACCAAAGTGTATAAAACACAAGCGTGAATCAATATCTTCTTATCTAGATAAGTTAACTTATATAAGTATACTTATATAGTGTGGCATCTTGCTTTGGAAATAAAAACTTTTAAAGTGTTACTATTTTATAAAAGCAAATAAGAGGCTACATATGAATATCTATCAAATCTATGTGCCGGAACTAGCAACTTACGTAAAGTATAAAGTTCTTGAGCCAGAAGAAGCAAAAGCACTTCTTGCTGAAATAGAAGATAAACCAACTAAAGAGTACAGAAAAGCAATTCTTGAATCTGTAATCTATAATATTAAAACAGATGTTGCCGAATCACTAAGAGCCATGTCTCGTGCTGCAGCAGAAAAATGCTTAGATGCCTTATACGCTGGATGTATAATGCTTAACCCAGGTCTAGACATAGACCAATGGATTGATTTAGCTTATACTAAAAACCAAACTAATAATCGTCCACAACCAAAGACTAAAGATGATCTTTCTGATTTGCCGGACCTTCCTCCTGAACTTGAGGAATTTTTTAATAAAGGTTTTAAAAAAGCAACCGATACCAAGCAGAAGCCTAAGCCTAAAAAGATTACTAAAGAAAAGTTTCTTGGTTTAGAATCTCATTTAAAGAAAAATATTATTGGACAAGATGAAGCTATTGAGACTATCTGTTCTGCTTTAAAAAGATCTTATGCAGGAATGAACGACGAGAGTAGGCCAGTAGGCGTATTCTTATTTGCTGGAGCATCTGGAGTTGGCAAAACTCACTTAGCAAACTCTTTGCATAAATACCTGTACGGTAACGATAGTTCCATGGTTAGGATTGACTGTGGAGAGTTTCAGCATAAACACGAGAATCAAAAGCTTATCGGTTCGCCTCCTGGATACATTGGTCATGAAGACGGTGGTCAGTTAATTAACTTAATTAAAAAGCACCCAAATACAGTAGTGCTGCTTGACGAGGTGGAAAAAGCCCATCAAGACATTTGGAATACATTTTTAAGAGTATTTGAAGACGGAACTCTAACAGATAACAAAGGTCGTCAAGTTAGCTTTAAAAATACAATCATTATTATGACCACAAACTTAGGTAATGATAAGATTTCAGATGATCTATTAAAAACTTCTGCTGGATTTACAGGAAGAGTTGATTTTACAGCTAAAACCGAACAGATGCCAAAAAGAGAGATTATTGAAAAGAATACTAGAGAGTCAGTTCGTAAACACTTTAAGCCAGAGTTTATAAATAGATTAGATAAAATTATTGTATTTAACCACTTGGCAAGAAAAGACCTTTTGCAGATCGCTGAACTTGAGATGTCTGTAGTTAAGTCTAAACTTTTAAATAAGGGTTACTCTTTAATTTATACAGATTCTGTTGTAGACGCAATTATAGACAAAGGAATAGATACCGTTAAAGGTGCAAGAGGTCTATCTCAAGTTAGGCGCGAACACATTGAAAACTCGATTGCTGATACAATTATTGAGGAACAGGTTCCAAAGGGAACTGTTTTTTATATTGACTACAATGAAGAATTTGTTATAAAATTGAATAAACCCAAAAAAGAAGAAAAGGTAACGGAAAATGACTGATGAAGAAAAAGTGTTAAGAGCTAAGTTTTACTTAGCCCCAAGTTCCACTACCCTGGAAGAACTAAGAAGAATGGAAAAAGAATACACTTCTTATCCTGGTTTAACCTTGGAACAAGCAAAAAAAATGTACGATGAAATCATAATATTTAAAAATAGTTTAGACCATGATGGGGTAAAAGTAGTTAGAAGTTAGCATTCAACATAAATAAAGTATTACTATAGATAATAATACTTATAAAAGGATGTTGACGATGGGTTTATTTGGTTTTGGAAAAACAAAAGGTGCAGGCCCTTATACGGGTCCAAGTATTAGAATTGATCCTAGCACCTTCGACGATAGTGTTACTACTTCTACTAGCTCAAGTTCATCATTATACGCGGAAAGACTTAAAAATAAGTTTAATCTAGGGGTACCAGGAAGAGCTAGCGCAACAGCTGCATCAGATGCAGCGAGTGATTATGTTCCTAGGGCACAAAGTCCAGCAAGAAGAGGTGCTAGAGGTGCCGGTGAAACATCAAGTGGAGCCAGGCAGGCCTTAGGGCCAGCACCACTTGCTAATCGACAATCTGTAAGTCGATCAATGGACGAAGCTACCACTAGAAGAATACTTGCAGCAAGAGGTCAACTAAGAGGGCTTGAAGGAAAAGGCACGGTCCCAACACCAGGTTCAAGATCAGCAGGTAGACCAGTTAAAACTAATGCCGGTGGACGTCCAGTAGCCAGTGGGTATGGTTCAATGGTGAACCATAGGCAAGCACAAGCACAAGCACAAGCGTCTGCTGCTGCTAGAAACAATATGGGTCTAGCGGGAAGAGGAACAAGACCAAATCCTCATAATGCAGGTGGATACAGGGGAATGACAAAAGAGTCCTACAAAAGGGCCAACTCAGCTCAAAGAGCAGCAGTTACAGGTGGAGGTAGACCGCCTGGTAGGGTTACAAAATTTGCGGGTGGAGGAAGCCCACCAAGATTTCCTGGTGGAGCATTAAAGGGCATACCTGCAGCAGCTGCAACTAGTGGAATGAATGCTCCAGTAGTGCCCGCAATGCCAAACAATCCATCGTTAATAGGTAGACTTGGTCAACTTCAAGGCGGTTACGCAGGAGTTGTTGGGGATTCTGTTAGAAAAGTTCAAGCTGAGACCAGAGAAGCTAGAGCCCCAATGAGAAGAGACATGCTTCAAAGAGCAAGAAATAATGCAGCTTATACAGGTGCCAGAAGGGGTACAACCGGAGCTGGAGCTGGAGCTGGAGCTGGAGCTATAGATACCGCAATTAGTGGTGGATCTACACCGATAGCTAGGGAAGCAATTGAAAAAACTGGTAAAAAAGGATTCATGCGAAGCGGAAGAGGAATGCTGATAGGCGCAGGTGCAGCAGTTGTAGCTGGTTTGGCTTATTCAGGAAAAAGAGGAGAAGGTTCTTCGGGTGGAAGAACCTCTCAGTACAGATACTAAAATAATTAATGTAAGGTGAAAATGTGAATGAATGGAAAAACTATATAAATACAAATGGAGATTTTGAACTTCCAAATTTTTTATATAAAACAATAAATGATTTAATGAAACAATCTTTGGATATGGGAACTTTATTGTCATCAGATCCAATAAAGCTAAGAGCCTATAAAGAGCAAACAAAAAAACTATTCAAATCACGTTGGTTTGATATAGCGGAAGCTCTTGAGTTTTTTGGTATCATAGACAAATGTGCATGTCACGCAAACGGTAAAGATTTTTATTGCGAAGTTTGCAAAGGTGCAAGATATATTCCAACAGCTGTTTTGACCCCTGACGAAATGCGAGAGATTGGCGTTTTTGTCGGCGCAGGACAAAATGTTAACCTGATGGAAAAACTACAAAAAAGTATATCTCAGGTAATTCAAGATTTATAAATGCAATGTCCAAGATGTGATAGCAAGATGCAAAACATCGTAGAGTACGTTACTGAACATGAAGAGTTTATTTACTCAAAAGAATTTTACTGCACACGATGCAAGAGTTGTGTTATTGAACACTTTGATAAAATAGGTTTTATCGCAAGCGAATGGATTGATTTTAATGTCTAATGTAGAAAAGTATGAAAAAGAAAAATTTCTTCAAGGTTTTGAATCTTTAAGACCAGATTTATTTTTACCTGAATCTTATACGGATGAAGAAAAAGAAAAAGTCGCAGAACTTGTTAGGCCACAAAGAACAAAGACATCAATGTTCTCTTCTATCCCAATGACTTGCGAAACATACAAATGCGTTTTTGCAGATACCTGTCCTTTGTTGAAAGAAAATCTTGCCCCAGCAGGAAAGCCATGCCCAATTGAAATGTCTATTGTTTCTCAATTTACTTCAGACTACATGCATCAGCTGGAAGTAAATCCAGAAAATTTAGTAGAGGTCTCTATGGTTAGAGATTTAGTTGATCAAGAAGTTCAATATATTAGAAAAACAAAACTTCTTGCTAAAGAGCATTTTATTCAAGAAAATGTAATTGGCGTTGATCAAGACGGTCAACCAATTATGAAAAAAGAGTTACACTTAGCAGTTGAATTAGAAGATAAACTTCATAAAAGAAGAAAAGATTTACGCAATCAACTTCTTGCAACTAGAGAAGCTAAAGCAAAAATGGGCCAAACACAACTTGATACAGCACAAGCTATTTCTGACATCTTGGACAAAGTTCAAGGAATTGAAAAAGAAAGACAAAAACTTATCAAGCAAAAAACTGGCCAAATTGACGTAGACGAATATATAGAAATAGATCCAGTAAAAGACCATCAAGATGAAACTATATGATTCAGAAAATACAACTAGATACGAAAGGCTAGTAAGATCTCTTACTGGCCAAATGGAGCGGTGGATTAACCGCAAAAGGTCGACAAGCTGCCCCTATAACGACTGAGCAGATTAATAGAATTTACGGTTCTGCCGATGATGTTTTTGCCAGATATCAATCATTTGAAGACGAATACTATAGACTTTTAGGCGACCGTAAAAATATAGCTAAGTATGCTAATTTTGACATGGATCTTCAAAAGAAATCTGGTCAAATAAATTTGAGTCTTCTTACTTATGATAATCAGCAAGCTTTAAAGCAGCAATTTAGAAAACAAGTTCTTCAAGTTGATCAACTATTTAACGATGTTGGATTACCTGGCATGGAATTTAAATCGTCCAACTTATATTCAGCATTAACAAAATACGACGTAGAAGGTTCAGCACATCCCATGTCTGCACTTTTGAATAAAATGTTTATGAATATCAATCCACTTAAAGATGGTTTTGAAGCAATTAACTTTGGTGGATCAAATATGTTGTCAACCCAAGCACTTAAGCGAACAGCAAACGCAGCTAATTTTAGTCCGGCTGATACTGCAAAGATACTTACATTTGACGTTGAAACAACTGGCGTTACTGCAGATTCGCAAGTTAGACAGTTTGCGTATCAAATTGGTGAAGAACGAAAAGTTTTTAACTTTAGAAATCCATTAATGGATACTGCTACAGTTACAAAATCTGGAGTTAGTTATAGAATGTCAGATTTTGTTAACATGGCGGAAGACGCCGATGAAGTTTTTGAGATGGGTGAAGACGGAAAAATTTTTGCAAGCAAAGTAAAAGAAATGCTAACAGCAATGGAAAATGCAAATCATATTTCTGCACACAACGCAGCATTCGACATAGGAAAAATAGGAGATACGCTTCATGCAACGGGAGCACTACGTGCTGATCAAGAATTAAAAGATCAATTTTTTAGAGTATTAGATAAAATTAATGACAATGACAACTACTTAATAGATACTGCAGAAACAATGAGATCTTATTTTACAGACGAAGCTTCAAGGGTTGTTGGAGAATCTGGAGATAGAGCTTCAAAACTAGTTAGTCAACTACTTGGTCCAGAAATGATAACAAAAGCCGGAATAGGAGGAGGTTCAGCTCCTGTTAGCGTAGAAAACCTTACATTAAACAGTAATCTTTTTCAATTAATAGAAAAACATGAACCCGACCTTGCTGAGAAAATGACAAAAGATTTAGCTAGAGGTTCTCATATTGCTGATACCGATATTGCAATACAAGCTTCACTAGATAGATATAGGCGAGGAGATGTTCCAGGCGGTCTTGGTGAAGATAGATTAACTTTTAGATTTGGGGAATCAGGAGAAGTACTAGGTGACCCATTAAGCGAATTTGAAACATTTGCAAGATCTAGAATATTTAAATCTCAAGCTTTTACACCAGTAACAAATATGGCAAGTGTTCAACATATTTCCGACTCTGTTATGAGTTACTTAAATACCGAAAAAGGCATGCAGGGAGTTGAGCTTAGGGTTAAAGGTTCTGATTTTGGATTCGATGGCCAAGAAGGAATATTAAGGTTTAGTAATAAAAATAGAGAGTATGAATTTAGGGCTTTTGGTTCTGACACTGGAGAAATAGTAGATTCAGCATCAGCTAGAAGTTATATTACAAGAACTATAAATGATGCACGAAGTGCCGGCGAAGGAACCGCCTCTACCTTAAGGGTTGGAGGAAAAGCTGTTGCAATTGGCGCAAGAAATGTTTTGGATGAATCTATTTTAAATTTAGGATTTAACTTCACAACAGCATCTTCTGCAGATTCAATTATAAGATCAAGATCCGTTTTAGAATCAAAAGGATTACAGGCAATATCAACAAATGTTACGGATGAAGACTTATTAATTAGATCTCTTGGTTTAACGAATGAGCAGTTTGGTGCTGGTCAATCATATGGCAATATAGTACAAAGAATAACTAATTCACAAAAGTCAAGTGAACCTTTAGTCCATCAAGTTAGGAATCCTCTTGAGTATAGCACTAGTGTATTAGATTCATATACTGAAAATTTAGCTAAAGTTGGTTTACCGTTTTCAACAATAGGTGACATGAATAGAATTATGTCAGTTGGACTAGCTGAGGCAACGGCATCTATTGGAGAGGCAGCGGGGATAAATCTAACGCACGGCAGAAATGCAAAACTTACAACAGAAACCGGTTTGTCGTTCTTTAAAATGCAAGATGTTACAAGAATGGGAACTATAACGCAAGACGCAATAGATCCACTTAAGGCACCTTCTAAGGTTATGGCTGGATTTTCTCAAATGTTTGACATAGGACAAGATTCTACGACAGGAAGGCAAACATTAAGCGTTAAGGCATTTGAAGGATTAGATAATTTAAGTGGAGACATAATGTCAACCGACTTAAACAGATTTACATTAAGCTTTGTTTCTGGTTCTGGCGAAGGAGATAAGGTGATGCCATCTAGAGTTAATTTAACTTATAGAGTTCAGGCAGAAACGGCTCAAGAAGAATCTCAAGCACTTGCAAGATACATGCTAAAAAATGTAGAAGATTTTCAAGAGCACATGAGGAATACTTCAACGGAAGATGCAAATTTAAAAAGATACATTGATGAACTTATACAATTTAAAACACTTCCAGAAGAAGACGCAAGAACAGGTAAAGTTGTCAACAGATTAGCAGAGCAAATAAGAGAAACTGGAGTAGTTTTTGGCTATGCAGAAGGTCAATCCGCTGAAGCCATAAGAACGGCAGCACTTAGGGGTGGAATAGACATGGTTGATAACGATGTAAGAATGACCTCTATGGCAATGAGAATTGCTCACGCTGACACAGGCTCTGGTACACTAACACTTTCTGCAATATCTGATACCACAGCAGACAATATAGTTGGCAGAACTTCTCAGATGGCTCAAGAGGAAACTTTTGCTGCCTTAGATAGATCAAATCAATTAAATGAAATTTTTACAAATGAAGGAAAAAAGAGAAGAGCACAAAGAATAGTCACAGCTGCAAAAAACTCTTCAGCTACAGATGAAGCGGTTGATTTAAGCCGCAGACCTGCAATGGATTTTTCCACAAGAATGACAGATTTCTATATAGCCAATAAACCCAAAATAGGTTTTGCTGCAATAGGACTCGCTGTGGCTGGAGCTGGTTACTATATAGCTAAAGATAGAAGAGAGCAAAGAGTTTACGAAGAAACTAGAGAAGTTCAAAATTTTGAGCCGGCAAGTCCAAGGACACAAAGGCCAAATTTTAATGCAATGTCAAGCCCCAAAAGTACCAGGAGAGACCCTTTGGTTACGGCAGGGGTTGTTGGAAATCTTGATAGAAATAAAGTTAACCATACTAAAATGGGTCCAAATAAATACAATCATCTTTACGGGAATTAAAAATTATGCGTGGAAAACTTGGACAAGTGGGAAAAAAAGTAATGAGCCGAACAAGAGACGCTCAGCTAATGCCTCAAGGTAGAGGTATGGGCATGTTGATGGGACGGAATTTTTGCTGCTGGCGTTGTGGGAAGCTCCGCAAGATCTTTTTTAGACTTAGGCAACGAAGCTGCTTTTGGAGATAAAGACGCAGATAGATACTTTTTAGGGGAAAGAGGTCTTAGTCCAGGAACACTTCTTGATTCAACAGTGGGATCTGGATTTGCAGCTGGAGGCACAGTCGCTGGAGGTTTATTGGGGGCTGCAGGTGGAGCAGCAGTTGGCATGGGTGCGTCTAGTATGCTAAAAGAAGCTAAGTTTGCAAATGATGTTAACATACCAGAAAAATTTGCAGATGACATCCCTTTAATAGGTGGCAAAAAAGTTCCAATGGGTGGAAAAACTCTTTTTAAAGGAGGAGTATCATCCAAGGCTAGGGGACTTGGTCTTATTGGGGCAGCAGTAGGTGGAACAATAGGAGCCTCTGCTTTTGTTTCTAGCCATATAAATAGAAATCAAGATTTTTATAAAGCCAATCCCTATAGTAGGGGTTCAGCCATGCAGGCTTCTTCGACAGGAGCATACGGAGACATAGTTCTCGGAATGCATAATAGTAGGAGGGGATAATGGATCCAGATGAGGTAAATGAACTTGGTGGAGGAGATGTTCCATTAGCTTTTAGGATGATGGAAAATGTCCCCGGCATAGCTGCATCACTAGGCTTTGCTCAATATAGAGCTTCTAATACATTAATGCGTGGTGGCTTTCAAGATAATCGCAAAGGATATGGTTTTAAAGATAAAAGATTTAGATCTGGACCAGGAAAACTTGGTGGATTTACCGCAAGTGGTGAGTTAGTTCAACCTAAAGCATCTGCGTATTACGGTACACGCTCAAGAAGAGCAAAATTAGCTGGAGCCGCAGGTACATCTGAAGGAAAAATGGCGCTTGGCAAGGGGTCAAGAGTAAACCATTTAACTGCACGACCAAGAGCTTTAACCAGATTTAATTCTTTAGCCATGTTTAATGCTGCGGAAAACAGCGCACACTATTCTCCATTTCAAATGGTTGCAAAACTAAGTGGTGGTAGAGCAATTAAAAATGAAGCATTTAGAAAAGCCGTTTATGGAGCTGACGCAACAGTAGATTCTCTTAAAGGAGAACAAGTTTTTCAACGCGGTATGTTATCGATGATAACCACTGGAAGAAGAACTGACGTTTTAGAGCGCAAAGCTATGGCCGGCTCGGGAAGAGCTGCTAAAAAATTAGCTACAGCCCAAGAACAGGTCAGAAGACTAGCGGGCATGAATAATCCCGTTAGCGTAGTCAGAGGTGCAACATCTCAAACTGCGGTTCAGGCAGCAAGAGTAAATGCAAGATTTGCTGGCGAGTTCATGATGCCAGCATCTCAAAGGTTAGCCATGGCAAGATCAGCTGGATTAGGATCGGCCGCTTCTTCTAGCATCTCTTATAAAGGTCTTGGTGCATCCGGGGTAAATAATGCACTGGCAGGTGGAAATAAAGTTGGCTTAACTGGAAACCTAATGGCTTCCGCTGGAGGTACTCAGGGTTCTAGATTTGTCCAAGGATATGCTAGAGGTGCGCTTGGAAATATTGGAGCAGGTGGATTAACTGACGACGCAATGAGAGGAGCATCAAAAGCTGTATCCCATATACAGACAGCAATAAAAGCAGCTGGAATACAGGGGCCGTTTGATGAAAGAGTTCTCAAGGGAAGTGTTGTAAAAAATTTAGGAGGATTTACAAATGCTCTCAAGGTTGCAACAAAATCAAAAGAAGGCGCAACAGTACTTGGAGTTAGAGCTGGAGCAATGGCAATTCCTGGATTAAACCTTTTGGCTACAGCCTCTTTGGTTTACGATCTTGGTAAGATGGGTGGAGAATTAGTTAAAAGTGGCGTCAATCTAGCCCGCGATGCTGTAAAATCTATGAAAGGCTCTATTGATAAACCAATGTTTGGTATGGGCTATAAAGATAATGAAGTAGCTGCTACTTCTAGATCTAGAGGTGTTATGGCTATTCAAAACTCAAGACTTAACGCAAGAAGTATGTTGGGTTCAGAAGGCTCTATGATGGCAGCACATTTTGGATAATTATGAGTTTATTAGATACAGCTAAAGATTTTAGAAAAAAAATAGAAAGACTTCCTAGGGAAGATATTCTTGAAATCTTGCGCATGCAAGATCCAGAAATCATTAAACAGATAAATAGAATTGAATGGGTTTTTGAAAATAAACTTCAGCACTTAAGCTGGAAAGATGGAACTCCGGTTTCTTCAAGGCCATTGACTAATTATGAATTATCTCTATTAGTAGATGAACCATTTGAGCTTAGTAAAGAACTATTGTCAATGGGAATTACTGGGGAACAACAAAGGCAAGTTCACTTAGCAAAAGATACTTGTGTCTGGGGAAAGAATTTTCTTGGAGCTGAAACAAGAGTTTATCAAACTCTTATTTTGCGTGACCCAGCATTAAGAAAAGTATTAAGAGCTGGTCGTCGTCTTGGCAAAACGTTTAGTATGGCCCTTTATCTTATCCATTACAGCTATACCCATAAAGACGGCAGATGTCTTGTTATTGCGCCTATGAAAACTCAGGTAGAATTAATCTATCAGGAAATTCTAAGATTAGCCTCTAAAAATGAAATAGTTATGAATTCAATAACTAGAAAGATTACATCTCCACAATTCATGATTCAGTTTTCAAATGGGTCAACAATTAGATTCTTTACATCGGGTATGAGGTCTGGTGGAAAGTCAGACGTAGCTAGAGGTCAAGAGGCGCATGTTATTGTTCTTGACGAAATGGACTACATGCATGCAGACGACTTGGATGCCCTTTACGCAATGCTTCAGAAGACAGCAGAAGATCAACCAGACAAGGTTCTTATAGGTGCTTCTACTCCAACTGGTAGAAGAGAAAGATTTTGGGAATGGTGTACATCAAATACAAGATTTAAAGAGTTTTGGTTTCCTTCTTATTGCAACCCATTCTTCAGTAAGGATCAAGAAGAAGAATTCAGAGAGGAATATTCTGAATCTGGATATAGGCATGAAATAGAAGCTGACTGGGGCGAAGATGCAGAAGGCGTCTATCCAAGAAAGTATGTTGATAAAGCGTTTATTGATCCAGGTTGGAGTTATGACGCTGAAATAACTTCAGCTAGAAACTTCTATACGATTGGCGTTGACTGGGATAAGTACGGTGCAGGTACAAATATAATAGTTTTAGAAATGTGCAATGAAAACTATGAAGATCAAAAATTTGCTGGCAAAGCAAGAGTTTGTTATAGGGAAGAAATTCCAAAATCTGAATTTACACTAACAAAAGGCGTAAATAGAATAGTTGAATTAAATGAGATTTTTCAGCCTAAACATATTTACGTAGACAGGGGTTTTGGTGAGGTACAAGTTGAGCTCCTTCATAAATATGGCGTAGAAAATCCCTTTTCTAAATTAAGAGAAAGAGTTAAGGGTGTCAGCTTTGGTGAAAACGTAGAAGTAAGAGACCCTTATACAAAACTGCCAATTAAAAAAGAAATTAAACCATATATGGTTGATAACTTAAGGCAGTATTTAGAAAAAGAAGCAATTGCATTTTCTGCTTCTGATGAAGAATTGTATATTCAATTAATTTCATACGTTGTAGTTAAAACAACATCTACTGGAAGACCAGTTTTTGAGGCCGGCGGATCAGCTGTTGACCACGCGCACGACGCACTTATTTTAGCGTTATTAGCTATTACTGAAAACTATGGAGCACTTCATAAAATGAATTTTGCGTCAAAAGCTGGAACATTTTCAAACACGTTTTTTATGCCAAAGAAAATTGATGAAGAAGATGGAGAAGAGAAATCTGCTGTCATCAATAGGGATACTCTTAAATCAACTAGCGCCACAACTGGAAGAAGAAAAATGAGAAGATCTAATATAAGTAAATCTGTAACGAGAAAGATGTTCTAACATGAGTATGAACAGCGCAGAACAACATCAAGCAGCTAGCTCTAGAATATTTAATGACTACTCTGTTTCCGAAGGGTCAAGCAACTCTTTAAAAGAAGAACAACAAATAAGAAGAGCAGAAGAAAAATACAATGACCTTGGCAATTACTCTTCTTATTCTTGGAGTAAACCATATAAGGTTCCACTAAACGTAGTTAAGTCAAAGATAAACAAAGTTTATTCAAGTATGGAAATGCTTTTAGATGAACTAGAAACGGCCCTAGACAAGGTCTACCTAAACCCTTATTTAGACGCAGATATAGAAGAATGCCATTTTCATTTATGGGAAGAGCTAAGAAAAAATAATGAGGCGTTATTTCTGCCCCCATTACAAGACGGAATGGTTTACGCAGGTGGATCTCCTTTTTTTGACGAAACAACAGGCGAATATAAAGAGTCTGAATTAATAAAAATTCCAGACTACATTTCATTTAGACAATACTTATATGCAGAAGAACACGGATGTAGGGGGTGTAGAAAATTTGTAAAAGAATACGACAGGTTGATATCTCATTCTGTCTTTGTTCATTTATTTGACTTTAGATACTATACAAAGCTTTTAATTCATGAAGCATCATGTATAAAAGAATCTTTATTATACGATTTTGGAGAGGATTATGAAGACGAATCACAACAACAAGCTGCAGCATTCTACTTTTCATGGGCAAAGATGGCAGAAAACCATTCGAGGCTCATTGCCGAGAGCATCGGCAAACAAGCAGATTCAATCCCCACTTCCGAAGTGGATAATATCTCAAAAAAACAAGCAGCTCAATTCCAAGCGTTTTTTTCGATTCGAGTAGCTTCATATACTGAAGCGGTTGATAATCTTTTATTTTCTTTGAAGAAAGACCTTGAAGATACGTGTGAGATTTTCTATAAAAGATTTGTTGCACCTGCGTTAAGATTCAAAACAAAAGTCGCAGCACCTCTTGAACTTGATTTATTAACAACATCTTTAGGAACATCTGCTCCAATTCTTTCCGAAGAGGTAATTACAGCAGTTAATGCATTTAAGGGAAACTTTGGCTCAATACTAACAGACATGGTTCAAAGAAGAAATAACATACAATCAAAGTTTGATAAATTGTTAAGTTTAAATTTACAAAGAAAAAAATATATATCTTATATAGATTCCCTTGCGACAAAAGCTAGCTCAAGGCCAAAAATAATTTTAATTAAAGTTGAAGACAAAACATCTGAATTGATTAACAATGTCTTTATTGACAAAAGTAAAAGAAACAGTTTAAAATCTTCTCATGAAAATTTAGATGATCTTAATAGCAATTCTCATCCTCAATATCTGTTAAGAGGTGGTGGGGATATTTTTGGCGACATTAAAGTGGCAGAAGGTGTTACTATTGATGGAGTCGACTTGGACCAACATGCCCATACTGGATCAGATGGCACTGTTAAAATTAAATCTACAGATATTGACTATGATTCTGTTAGAGAAGAAACTGTACTTCTTCAAACTGAAGAAGGTAACTCTCTTGAAGTTTCAGTAGATTCTTTTATTAATACAATAAAACAAGGTGGAGTACCTGGCGTCGATGCGGTAATAGTTATGACTATACCTGATGAATTTAAAGATAAGTATGAATTCGAAATTATGTATGTGGAGAATCAATAAAAATGGCTTGGTTTAAACCTTTAAAAGAAACTTATGAAATTGGAGTAACTGCTGTTTCTTCTGATTTTTTAAAAGTTCCAATGAAAAGAAAAGTATACTTTAATTATATTCCAAATGATATTGAAGCCGGCGAGCAAGTATACGTAAATTTAGATACTAAATTTGTTAATAAGTATATTAATTCTAATCTTGAGTCTGTGACTGATGATTATTCCTATATAGTTGTTTACGAAGATTCTACTGATGATTCATTTTTTGTTCCAGTAAAAAGTAGAGCAGTTAATAATATTGTTTATTTTAATGTTGAAGAAAAAATTGAAAAAGATACATTTTATACAAAGCATTATTCAATTTATTACGGGGTAACAAATCTTAAGTTTTTAGAACAAATAACAATTGATGACGAAACATATTTTCAAAAGCTGGATACAGAACTAATCATTGAAGCAGAAGGCACATTCCTTGATCTAGCATCTGACAATATTCAAGAGTATAGTTATGATGCAACAGAAACTTCTTTAAAAGAATATAAATTAGCATTGTATAACAATGGGTTAGATTGGATTGACGGAAAATCACAGGTTGTTGGCGCTAAAGCATTTGGTTCTTTTGATGGTCCTAAATTTAGAATTATAGGAAAAAAAGGACCTAACTATGGAAAATTCAGAATAAGAATTTTTTCTTACTATGAAAATAATTCTATATCAAAAAATTTAGCACTGGATTGGACAACTATTGATTGTCACTCAAGTGTTGAATCTTCTAATGAAATTTTATATTCAAATACAACATTAGATTATTCTAAATATATATTTGAATTAGAAGTTTTATCAGATAAAAACGTAATGTCTTCAAGTAATACAGTTGAAATAACAAAGTATCAATTTTTTCCAGACTATAAGCTAACATATGATGTAGAAGAAGTTAATCCTAATATTTCTTTTGTAAAAATAGGCGGAATAAGATAATGGCAGAAATAAAACAAACTTTAACTAATTTAAATCCACGGAAATGAATACCTAGTAACAGTCAGGGCAAAGGATCCAGATACAAATGTGCTATCTGAATTTACTGCGACTATTAGATTTACTGCTCCTGGAGATTCAACAATTCCAGGAGCACTTCAAAATCTCGAAATGTTTGCCTCATTTCAAAATGTTCTTTTTGTTTTTGATAACGGAACAGATAATGACTTGGCTGTATATGAATATGAGCTTTACGAAGAAGATGACATAGTCAATCCAAATACTCCACCATATGCACTTCAGTCAGGAGCTACCGCATTAAGCACTGGCGCTGGAAACTCTAGCGTATTTGCAGTTCCAGTTGAAGGAAGTTATATAGATGTTGAGAATGACAATATTGTTGTTCAGAAAAACTTTTTTGGCAGAGTAAGAGCAAAAGACACTTCGGGCAATGCTGGAGCCTGGACCTCTATTGTAAAGACAGATCCATCAACGCCGCTTATTGATAGTCAATATATTGTTAGTTTATCAGCAGATTTAATTAAAGCCGGCGAAATAGAATCAGCTGCAATTATTTTAGGTGGAGCTAATCCCACAAATACAATTATTAAATCTAAAACATACGACACATCATCTGGTGCCCAAGGTTGGTATATAAGAGGCGATGGCCATTTTAGTCTTGGTGGCCCAAATGGAATTACATACAATAACTCAACAATAACTATTGGTTCAGCGGTTCAGGTTCAAGCAAATCTAGCTGCAGACAGCATTAGCGTTGGGTCTGGGCAGAATCAGTTAAATATTAATGATGCAATTAACGGTGGTTCTGGAGGAATGACACTTGGTGATCCATCCTATAATTATTGGTATTCAAATGGTAATTTTAGGGTTGGCGGTGCAAGTAATTACATGACTTGGAATGGATCCACCTTATCAGTTGTAGGTCAGATTACCGCATCTACAGGATCTATAGGTGGATGGAATATAAATTCCACTTTTATTAGATCAGGAAATAACCTGGTAACGCTTAATTCAAATGGTTTATTCGAAATAGGCACCGCTTCAAATAATAAAGCTACAATTACTTCTGACGGAGACTTTACTGTTTACGGTACCGGTGGGGGTGTAAGCGATGGAGTAACTAGAATGTATGGCGGATTCCTTAACGTTAAGATTGGTTCAGATCCTGGAGCAGATGCCGCAAACACTCAAATTACATTTCAAAACATAGGCTTTTTTAAACCTGGATCTCCTAATTATGGAATTTTTATTTCTGGAGGAAACAATGGAAATAATGCATTTATAGACGTTGGGGCTACAGGAATAGTTGACAACGGTTCAGTATCGTGCAACGGATGGTTTAGATCATCAGGGGTTACAGGTTGGTATAATCAAACTTATGGTGGCGGAATCTATATGGAAGACACCACTTGGGTTAGGGTATATAATGGAAAAAATTTTTATGTACCAGGAAGTCAATTGATAGCAGGTGGCCTAGAAGTAGATGGAGAAATAAAAGCTGATGGATCTATTGCGATCGCTGCTAATACTGGCTATAGATCTCAAGGAAACTTTTCAACAACAACTTCAACTACAATAACTGCAAGAATAGTCGATGCAGGAGGCTATCAGGTTATGAGAGCTCAGGGTTCTATGAGGAGCCTAAAAGATGATATTCAGCCAATACCGGATGCTTTAGATAAACTTCTAAGATTAAGACCTGTTTCTTTTGTCGAAAAACCAGAAGGGTGGGAAGATGAAGTTGGTCTTCAGCTTAAGTCTTTAGATAGACATTTTGGTTTGATAGCGGAAGAGGTGGCAGAAGATCTTCCAGAGTTAGCCACTTTTGGTTATCCTGGTGGCTATCCGATGAAGACTAATGAAGATGGTAAAGAAGTTGTAGATCAAGAAGAGCTTGTTAAATTTGAAAAATATGTTCCTGTTTCATGGCGAGAAATGGGTGCAATACCACTTTTAATTAAAGCAGTTCAAGAACTGTCATCAAAAATAGACGAACTAGAATCAAGAATGGACTTACCACTGAAAACGTCATCAAAGATGCAACCATAAAGCATTTGACGCTTCAAATACAAGAAATGTCTAAAGAAGAAGTAAAGGAAAAATAATGTCAGAAGAAGCAACTCAAGAGATAGCTGGTGAAGAAGTAGTAGAGCAGAAAAAAGAGTTTACTGTTACTATTCTGATTAGCGATCAAAATTTAAGTTACAAGAGCGATTTCAACGAAGCTGAAACAGTTTTTTGGCTTGAGTCAGTCAAAGCTTTAATTTTGAAAAAAGCCTTTGACGCAGCAGCTGCTAGCTAATTTTATTTTTTATACTACTATTACTTTTACAAAGTAGGGAGTTTTAATGGCCGTTAGACAATATTTACCATTTAACCAAAATGGTTCAGCAAGCTTTTTTGCCAAGGCAATTGAGCCTGAGCAAATTAAAAATTTATCTAAGGCCTTAAAACCCGCTGCTTTAGCTTTAGGCTATCAGGGGACTAATTTCTTTTACACCGGAAGAAGCAACTTCGAACCTTCCCCATATGACTTTGACAGAATCATTCAAGCTGTTGATACTGACTCATATGTAAAACAAGCTAGTTTGAAATACAAAGAACTTTTCTGGAAAGAAGGCTGGAAAATTACTGGAGAAAATCCAGATGCAGTAGCCTATCTTTACCAAAGAATAGACTTTATGGAAATGGCAATGAAAAGGCCATTTGTAGATTTCTTAATGGAAGTCGCAGATCATTTAGTAAAGTTTTCTAATGTCTTTATTGTTAAGGCAAGAGGTGACATGTCGGATTATTTTCCTTCAGCCCTCACTCCAGTTAATGCAACTCAACCTGTAATTGGATATTATTTAATTCCTACTGAACAAGTAAGGATATTACGAGATAAGTTCAATAGACCAAAGTCTTACCAACAGCAAACTGACCCATTGACTTATGCGCCAACAGACAGAGATCCAGTTTGGTCTGCGGACAGAGTTATTCATTTGCACTTTGATAGAAAAACAGGTCGTGCATTCGGTACTCCGTTTTTTAGTTCTGTTTTAGATGATGTCGTTGCCCTTAGACAGTTGGAAGAGGATATTCAAAATCTTGTCCATAGAGAATTATTCCCTCTTTACAAGTACAAGATTGGAACCGCAGAGCAGCCAGCAGAACCAGAAGAAATAGATGATGCAGCTGCTCAAATTGAAAACATGAGATCTGAAGGCGGTCTAATATTACCGTTTAGACACGACGTTGAAGTTATTGGCGCAAACAACAGTGCATTAGATGCAAGCGAGTATTTAAATCACTTTAAAGAAAGAGTAGCAGTTGGTCTCGGCGTTGCTCCGCATCACTTAGGTATGATGATGGGTGGCGGAAATAGATCGATGACAGACAGACTTGACACCGCTTTGTATGACAAGGTTAAACAATTCCAAAAGCATTTAGCTGAGATGATTAGAGTTCATGTATTTAATGAACTTCTTTTTGAAGGCGGTTTTGATCCAATTGCAAACCCAGCAGAAGAAGGTGTATCTGATAGATGCTTCTTTAAGTTTAATGAAATTGATGTTGACACCCAAGTTAAAAAAGAAACACATTTGGTTCAGAAGTTTACCAACTCAGCTATCACTCTGCCAGAATTAAGAATGGAACTAGGCATAGATCCAGAGTATGATAAAGAAGAATTGTATCAAGGAATTCAAGCAGAGATACAAATGGACATGGCCGCTAATCAAATAGAGATAACAGCTAAGAGCCAACAGCAGTCTCAGCCTACGCAGGCTGTGGATAATTCTGATAAACAAGAGCCCGCAAAAAAGGGCCAAAGAAATCTTCCTTCAAATAGAAAAGGTCCAGGAAATATAATTAGACCCGCAAATCAACAAGGAAGAAAAACCTCACCAGATATTAGAAGATCTGATTTGTCATGGTTACCAGTTATTGAAAATGCTCTAAAAGAAGAGTATAATGTTATAGAACAAGATGAAATTAAGAAAGGTTCGTAATGATAATCCCATCCGAAATAGCAAAGAGCTCTAGATATGGCGAAGACGCACTAGAAGCATTTTATACAGCAGTAGATAATGGTCAAGCTCGTTTGGCTATGTCTATCTTAGTTGATATTGTTGAAGTATTTGCTCAAAAAATTGAAGCACTTGAAAACTCCAAGGTTACCACTGAAGAGGTTAAACCTCCAGTAAAACAAGAGGTTGCTCAAGATGCAGAAGAAGAAGTGAAGCCAGCCCCAAAGGCTAAGGTTAAGGAAACTATTTCCGAATAACATGAAGCTGATAATAGGATGCCCTATCTACGATAGGGATTGGATTTTTCCATACTGGATATCTTGTATACAAGCACAGTCTGTATCTCTTTCAGATATAGGTTTTGTTTTCGTTGCATCAAAAGATGATGAAGCTACAATCTCTCATCTTCAAAGATGGAAGGAACATCATCCAGAGGTAAAAGTTTTTGATATTCTTTATCCTGAAAATGTTAATCATTTTTCCCATAAAGAAGGCACAAGACAATGGACCCTTTCTAAATATGAGAACATGGTTAACTTAAGAAATGTTCTTTTAGAAAAAGTTAGAGAATATAATCCAGATTATTTCTTTAGTCTTGACTCAGATATTTTAATTAAAAATCCATCAACTATAGAGTTATTAATAGCTCATATTAAAGATGGAGCTGACGCAGTCAACACTTTAATGTATATGACTCCAGTTGGAACATCTTATCCAAGTGTTATGAAATGGAATGAGAATGCTGGAGGCAAAGCTCATAGAGATATCAACTTCCCATTAGGAACTTATTTTAAAGCAGATGTTATAATGGCTGCTAAAATGATGTCTAGAGAAGTTTATCAAAACATAAACTATAGAATTCACACTCAAGGTGAAGATCTTGGTTTCTCTGCTGACTGCGCAGAAAAGGGTTTTGATCTCTATTGTGCTTCATATATTTACTCTCCTCACGTAATGAGTAGAGCTATGTTGAAAGAAATAATTCAAAAAGGTGATCCTCGAGAAGAGGAAAGTTTGAAAAGTTTATCTAAAGTATGATATTCTTATATAAGATTGTTTAATATATGATTAGTCAATTTACTATAAATACAAGCTTTAGAATATTCTGTCATGGAGACATAAATGGCTTTTGATTTTGTTGAAAACTTCACGGTACAACTGCCTGACTTTAGCAAGCTAGATTATGACTTTTCTGAGTCTTTTAGCTCTAGTCATGGTTTGATTATAGAAGTAGCCGCAATTCACGAACGGACTAACTTCTAACTACAATAACTACTCAGCTTTAGAGTTAGAAAAAGCACTCCAATCTTGGGTTGAACCGTATCCAAAGCCTATTATTTTAAATCATGATTTAAACACCGAACCAATCGGTAGAGTAATTGCTGCAAAAATGGACAAAGAAGAAGACGGCAGTCCATTTGTTAGATTGCAAATTGCAATCACAGATCCAGTAGCAGCACAAAAAGTTAAAGCGAAGGCTCAAGGCCAAAGGTTCCCAAGTATCGTAGAGGACAAGTTTACAAAGGTAAACTGGCATTTATCGACATGCAGGATATTTCTTTTAAAGAATATTCTTTTGTTAACCAACCAGCAGATGGAAAATCAAGCGTTAGATCTACCTCTGCTCTATCTGACAAAGATGGAAGACCTAATAGCGAGGGATGGGTTGCTAAAAGTTCCGCATTTGTTTTAAGTATGAACGAAGAAGATATTTATTCAGTCGAAGAACACGATTCTCTTTTTAAGAATATGAAGAAAAAAGAATCTAAGCCGATGTATCTTCATCTAAAGGGCGCATTTTTAACCGCTCTCGCATTCCAGGAGAGCGAAAATACGCATAACAACGCAGTTTCATTACTATCTAGCGAGGAAGCTGTGAATAACACCGATCTACAGGAGAATTCTAATATGAAAGATCGCAATCAAGAAGAGGATATCTTGGCTGTAACCGAAGGGTTAAGCGAAGATTTGTCCTCAATTGCTGCTGGAAAGGCTGAAGAAGCCGAAGGCGGCGAAGAAGAAACACCAGAGGCTCCAGCCGAAGGTGGCGAAGAAGCTGGCGCAGAAGACGCCGGTGAAGAAAAGTCTGAAGACGATACAGAGAAAGCGGATGAACAAGCTGAAGAAGCTGTTGATTCCGAACAAGCTGCAGAGTCTGAAGAACCAGAAGCCGACGAAGAGAAGGCTGAAGGTGCTCAAGAGCCCGAGGGTACGGACGAAGACCTCAGCGACAAGGCTGAACAGCCCGCTGAGCAAGACAACGACGTTCTCGACAAGGTAAAAGCTCTTGAAGAAGAAAATGCAAAACTTAAGTCAGCACTTCACAGAATTCTTGTGGAAAGAGTAGTTGATGCAAAGATTAGCGCTGGTGTAGAAACAGCAGAACAAAGAGATGAGTTAATCGAGTCACATGTGACAAGAACAGCTTCTTCTCTTGCTGATTCGCTCAGAGATCTTGCAAAAATGCCAGTCCGCAAGTCACGTCATTCTGAGGGTCCAGAAGTTCATAACGAGTCAGCAGCTGTTGCAAACGAAGAGAATGTAGCAACCGTTGACGAAGACAATGAAGTTCAGGAGTCTAAGAAAGAAGTAGGACTTGAGCAAGTATTTGTTGACGCTCTCATGGGCCGTCGTAAGCTTTAAAACAAGGAGAAAATAAGAAATGAGCTTAGCAAAATTTCGTAAAGTAGGCACAAAGACTGGTTCAGGCCGTTTTGTGGTTTCAGAGGGCATTGC